GGAAATATACAGAACTTGATGAACTTGAGGAAATCCTCATGACGGATGAGTAGGCATTTTGAGAAACTTACAGTCTATCATACAATTACAATATCCTAATGGTGTAAACATCCAATATTTGGTCGCGTAACACTTCCACGGTAAATACATGTCCTTGGTTACGTAACGCACCAATCGATCCCTAAATATGCTCATACCTTTCCTGAGTATTATTTTTTCTTTGGGGTCATCATCTGTCTCATATTATTTGTGAGATTGTATCCAGTCAGTTCTTTGAAACGCTCCTTATTACCATTGACAGCAGCCCTTCGAGCCTTTGTCGCCGACGGAGCACCGTTTGGGCGGTTTATAGCCACACGTTTAAAATTCAAAAACTTAAATGCGTCTTTACGATTTTCACCAACTATCATCACAGAGTTCGAACTAAAATTCTCACTTATCTTTGCAATACTCTTATTCTTAGCCGACGACATAAAAGTCACATTGGGAAACCAACCCCTTAAAATACGTAATTTATTATCCACGGGAAGGGGGTTTCTAATATTTCCAACCGAATGTGAAACAATGATCACTGGTTTTTTATTGAGGTTGCGCGCTTTATTCACAATTCGTTCAATCATCATCTTATGTCCCAAGTGTGGTGGATTAAATCTACCGTATGTGAACACCACATCCATTTATATACCTTGAGATTTTTCTCGAACAGACCAACGACCATTTATCAGTGCATTCCTCTTCTCCCAGTCTGTGACCTCCACGGTTTCGGTAGGTGGGAAAATAATAGCACCCTCGTCGACCACCATTGTATGGTAGTAACTAATATCAAGGGCAATTCTCGGAACACATTCTACACGGGTAGACATATTTGTAACAGACTCCAAAAATGTCTTGTACCTGTGAGCATCATCATAGGTGATGAACGCAAGAATATTATCCACTGGAAGTTCATCCTCGTCAAAACTCTGAATTGAATAAACTCCATCCGCATACAAGGTCAAAATGTAAAAAGCATCCGTTTCCGAAACATGATCCAGTTGTCGACTATGTCTATGAATATGTGAACGAACCGGTTTGATAGATTTACGAGGTTTGGAGTGTACTCGGTATGACACACGTGGTTGAAGTGGTGAACGAACTGCAAACATTTATTTATTTATAATGCGTTTCTTTAAACGAGTAATCTGGGTAATGCTTCCGTAAATATTTTTTATTGTTCATGAAAATTGTCAACTTCTCAATCTCACTCATATTCTCCGTGGTCAACCAGACAATCTTCTCATCGTGCTGAACCTCTGTATTCATAGTGAAACTGATATTCTCCACAACTCTTGGCACCGGAATCAAATGCTTTTGTAAAGTAAATAATCGTCTCGTGGCCATTTTACTTTTACCAGGAAATAATATCACTTAGGTAATATAGATGAACTCACTAAACAGGGGTGTTGAAACAATTTATAAAAAGAATGATAAAAAACTTTTCAAGTTGAAAGGTGAGGAAATTGTTCGTTCATCTAGTGTGTGCCAAAATGATGTAGAAAAATCATTCGTTACAGAATCTGTCAAAACCGCCGACGCGTTGGTTATTGCTTACGATGTCTATAAAACCGGGGTCAGAGGATCGATCAGAGGGTTCGCATGTGTCCAGTTCAAAACCTACCCAGATTGGGTCTACCTGGATTTGATATGTCGTGGCTCCACCGCGAGAATGAATTATAGAGGAAAGCCCTCTGCCGCACCAGGAAGAGCTTTGATCGAAAACATAAAGGCAATAGCACGCTCGATGAATCGTAAAGGTATAGTTTTGTCCGCAATTGATAGTGTGGTCGGTTACTACAAGAGACTTGATTTCCAGGTTGCGGCCGCGGATCTGACTTGTGATAGGAGACGAACACAACCCAGAAAGGCACGGAACATAACTTTAACGAAAGACTTTTACAAAAACGGGTCAAGGTTGTACGAAGGTGAAAATAAAAAACTAAAAGCCAACAACTATGGCACCCTCATGCAGTGGTGTATTTAATATTGCCCCCTCGTAATCATTTTGTGGATCTCACCCACGCTCCAAACGAAACCCAAGATTCTCCCGGCGTTTTTACAAGTTTCGTTTAGAGTGTTCATTTCTTTTAGTTTCGTATAGTTTTGAGTTTACTTAGGCGTACATAAGTATCTTACGTGCTGCTTCCTCTAGTAAATTGATTAATGATGATACCTTCTTGAGATTACCTTTTGCGATACGCTTTTCCACATCCCACTTCACGAGGGGTCTAGACTTTGGGTCTTTGGGATTTTCTTTTTTTAAATAAAATCCTAAATATTTCTTCAAATTTTCACGACCGTATATTTCAAACCGCCGAATACGCCTGTGGAATTCTTCTTGTATATATTTTTTATTTTGACTTTCCCTTATTTTACTTATGGTTTCATCAATTTTTAGTAATTTTCTCAACTCCTTGACCCGAATCTGTCTATTGTTGTTATTGTTGTTACTGTTACTGTTACTGTTATTCCCTCTGTTTAATACACGATTAGGGGTGATAGTATCACGACGCTTAACACTAACCATCTTTGTGTTATTGTTATTGTTATTATTTCTACTTCTTTTTGCAATTATCCTCTGAACAGGTTCGGTTTCGGAAGTATTAGAAACGTTACCTTTCATGTTATATATTTCTTTTAACTGACGCTGATATTCCTGATGAAGACTTATGAGTCTATTTTCATCTTGAACGTCAAAATCAAATTGTACTGGAATTTTAGTACCTCTACCAACGCAACTATGTTTTGCTTCGGATAACATAATTTCCTTCCAGGTATCCGCACCTCTAGGTGCCGGGTCTATTATACCTACACCATGTATAGCACTTCGTTGTTTAATACAAGAAAGTCCACCTCCACTGTAAAAATCAATCACAAGACCATGTTTACCACCAATATCCAAAAATTTACAAAAATCATTTTTTTCTATTATTTCACCAGTATTAACGAGTATTTCACTCGCATATTCTTCACATTTTCCTGTCAGATCCTTTTTCTCCGCCAATACGATGGCAAAGAAATAAAGTAGGTGGGATAACTTACGCTTTGAGTTACCTATACCATTTCTTCTATTTACATTCGCGACAATTTCTGTAGCGTCATTTTTTGCTATTCGGTATAAATTTCTACCTAGAATTTTAACCAAAAAACTCGATTTATTAGATAATATATTTTCTGCCTCAGCCTTAGAAAAGTTAAATTTTTTACTGTTATCGTGTTTATTTGAACCAGATGGCCATATATTTGTGAAACCACCTTCAGTTGGTTTCGAACCAGTAGCTCTAACACCCGTAAAATCATGAAAGGTATCTAATACAGATATGAATTTCTGTAATAATTTACCCTCAATATCACCTGGATAGTTAAATATCCAATAAAACAACACCTTTGCCTTTAGAACAGAGTTCTTTAAAGTTAAAAATTTTTTGTAATTTAAAAAATAGTTTATTTTTCCTTTATCAGTTTTATACTCAATGATATAGTTTTTAATTTTTTCACCACTCCCACTATCCAAAAGAGCATTTTCCACATCTCTATTTATATATGCTCTCATCCTCGAGATATTATTCACAGCATTACCCGTAAAAGCGTATGAACGCCACCTACCTTCAACGGCACTACTGCGCTTAAACATGGTTTTAATACCTCGGATTACAGAAGCTAAAGCCGCGGGACGGTCTTTCGTAGCAAAATATGCCTGATTATATAAAAGAAAATCATTTTCATTTTGAGAAGTATATGAATTCATTATAGCATCTTTATAGTTAGTAAATCTGGTTAAATTTTCTTGTATTTTATGAACATTTGGTCTATATAAAAATAGCTTACCATTGCTATTATTAAGTTTTTGAACAAGAGTGAACTGAAAATAATCTAAAATTCTTTTATACTCCATTGGACTTCCCTGAAAACGTCTAAAACTATTTTTTTCTTTTATCGCTTTCATAATCTTACTGTATTGTGCAACAGTTGGGGCGGTACCGGCTTTAGAAAAAGACTGAATAAAAAATTTATTCATACGAGAAGAATTGGTTATAGTTGGGTATTTATTCTTGAGTAGTTTCACTCTTTCCGGATTAAGTGTGAAATGTATTCCAGCTCGTTGATTTCTAGCTCCCGTTTTAACCATGATATTGGGATTTTCACTTAAAAATGGTGCATTCTCACCAGTTACAAGAGAACTGGTTTGAGACTTGTAATCTGATACTATCAACTGAGATGGATGAGAACTACCATCTGATGTGTGGATGGTGTGATCTGCCATCAACCCACCATATACTAATGGTGCACCAAGTGAAATACCACCATTTTCATTTCGTTTACCTAATAAAAATATAGGTTTTGTTTCACAAATAGTTTTATTTTGTGACATATATATTTATATAACATTTTATTTCAAATTTCTTGATAAAGCTGCAATTCTACTATTACTCTGGTATTTAAAACCATTCGCCATAATATTTTTATAATATTTCAAAGTTTGTTCAATGTTTGTAGGACTAGAAAAAATATTTTTATTTTCATAATTACGTGTTTTATTCCATAAATTCTCAAACATTCTTTCTCTATCACCCGATAATTTACCATTCATTTTAGATAATAAAGTCTCTAGAGATATAATATATCTAGCTAAGACTGCATCAGAAATATTAGTCTGACCTACCAAATATGCAAGGGTTGTATATGTGTTTAAATAACACGACTGTAAATAATTTTTCGTCATATTTTTAAACAAATTTGAATTAACCACCTTGTTTACTGTGGTTAGAGGCTTATTAACCCGATTAGCGATATACCTTTGACCATTAGAAGAATTTCTGTTTACAAATTTAGCACCCGATGGTGTTTTTACCATAACCTTATTACTAGGGGTTCCATTCTGACGATTAATGGTAGTTGTAGAACTACCTCCATTCGTTCGCTGCCTTAGTTGACTAGACATATCTACTATCACCTGAGAAAAAGTTCATAGACCCACTGCCCATCGACGATCTCCTCTTCGATGAGTTTGTCCTTCAATTGTTCAAGTTCCTCCCTGTGTTCCAAAATCATGCAGACTGTATCATCGTAACACTTCTCCACGAGGTCATTGATTTCCATGTCCACCAGGTATGTAGCCTCCGGTGACATTTGGGTGTAGTCGAATTTATGTGTACCAAAACCATACGTCGTCAACATCTCACGGGCAATCTGGTATACCATCGCGTAATCCGATGACGCCCCTGTGGTAACCTTCTCCCTACCATACACAACCTCCTCCGCGGCACGACCACCCAGGGCAACCCTAATTTGTGAGAGGAGGTACTCCCTGGTGTACATCGCAGACTCCGCATTCTCCTCTGAAGGTTGGAAGAAAGTCACACCACCAGCCGCTCCACGGGGCATTATAGACACCTTACGCACAGTATCATAATCGGGTGCGAGGACACCAACTATGGCGTGTCCAGCCTCGTGGTAGGCCACGAGCTCCTTTTTTTGCATCGAAAACTTTACGTCCCCCTTGGCTCCCACCACAATTCTCTGGTAAACATCCTCGATGATTTCATTGTTGATAGTTCCACCCACATCCTTGACAGCCTTAATGGCACACTCGTTTAGGAGGTTTGCCAGGTCTGCCCCCGAGAAACCGGTAGTTTGCTTGGCGATCTTAGATAACTCTACATCTTCGGCCAAGGTCTTGTCCCTCGCATGGACACCTAATATCTTCTCACGACCTCTCACACTTGGGAGAGAGACCTGTATCTTACGATCGAAACGCCCCGGGCGGAGAAGGGCTTCATCCAATATATCAATCCTATTTGTTGCAGCAATCACAACGATACCAGTCTCGTTATCGAAGCCATCCATCTCTGTAAGAAGTTGGTTTATGGTCTGCTCTCTCTCATCATTTCCAGGTGTGACCGTTCCACCGCGTTGCTTCCCAACTGCGTCAATCTCATCGATAAATATGATGCACGGTTGATTCTCCCTCGCCTGTTCGAAGAGTTCACGGACACGCTTAGCTCCAACACCAACAAACATCTCTATGAATGTGGCGGCGGAGCACTGGATGAAGGGGACGTTTGATTCGCCCGCGATGGCACGAGCTAGGAGGGTCTTCCCCGTACCTGGAGCACCCGCGAGAAGGGCACCCCGGGGGATTCGAGCACCACTTCCGTAGTACTTTTCGGGTTGCTTGAGGAAGTCTACAATCTCCTCAAGTTCTTCCTTGGCTGAGTCAATTCCCTCGACGTCCTCAAAGCGGGTGGTGACCTCCTCTTCCATATTGAAATCCGTAGACCCGAGGAAGGGGTTGGGCATTCCACCACCCCCCGAAAAGAATGTTCGAGCCAAAGTAAAAATGTAGGCGACGAAGAAAAATATAAGAATGCTATCAATCACTGATACAGGTTGTGAGACGTCCACGATCACATCACTGTCGCTTTCCATGAGAACTTCCCAAAGTTTTTCATTCTGAACAATCTGGACATCCCCATAATCTCCATTCTCCTCATAAAATTGAGCTATGTTCTTGTTAGGTTTTACAATAACTACGGGGAGTTCCTTGTCCTTTACACTCTGTATAAACTGACTGTATGTCTTGGGTTGATATTCAGGTTTACGTTGGGTGGAAACTTTAACAGATGGGGCTGTAAGACTGAACATCTTGCTATATACACATTTTTTTAGAATAGCCAATAACAGCACATGTTATTCTTTTACCCGCATGCCCTGTTGTTAAACTATCAGAATGTCCACCTACACCCAAATCGTCCGGATCTTGATGTATCACGAGGGACCTTCCAATCACATTTGCTTTAGTCCCCCTCAACTTCACCAGACTATCGACCAGTCTGAATTTAGCCACACCCTTGGAGTCAAAATGAATGTTTCCAAGGTCACCAACATGCCTCTCTTTAGAATTTGGACCACCGTGTTTTTTACCATACGGGTTGAAATGTCCACATGCACCTAAACACCCATCTGTGAGGTCACCAGCTTCATGGATATGAATACCATGTGTACTGTTTCGGTATTTATTTGATTTCAATGTTCCTTTGATTAAAACTTTTCCACCTTTCTCTTCAAATTCAATTACACCTTTTACATTGGGATGATTGAAAAATGTTGTCGCAGTAATCATTGTTATCATTTACTGGGAAAACAAATTGCACATCTTACCAAACGTTTTTGATGTTTACATATTTGTGAATTGATACATATAGAACACATACTACGAATCAAACCATGTATACACAACCGACCGCCGTTACAAATAGGACACCGGATTAAGACCTTTTGATGTGGACAGGTGTTCATTAACTTAAAGCAATAAAATTAAAATTATATAATGAACATACATATCGATCAAGTAAATAATGGTGTGTATAATGTTTTTGTAATAAAGAATGACGAATATATTACGAAAACTATTTCACGCGGTTTTGAATGGGATGGGTGGATGCGACAAGATGTACGTTTGTTCCACAAAAAGGATACAGATATTATTGATATAGGTGCAAACATTGGATACAATACTCTTATGTTCTCTGATTATGGTCCAGTATACTCTTTCGAACCAGTGTACCACCACATTGTAGGTCTCAACGTTAAGAATAATGTATTGAGAAACAAAGTTGAAGTTTTTCCATACGCTCTTTCAAATGAAAATAAGATAAGTGAAATTTTCATTCCTAATAGAGGATGTCAATCAAATACACACATCAATTATGGAGGGACGGGTTTTACATTACCCGAGGATTGGAGAGGGGGTTCGTTAGAAGTTACTTGTGAAAAACTAGATGATGTATACTCCGGTGTCACATCTTTTATTAAAATTGACGTGGAGGGTCATGAATTACAAGTTCTAGAAGGTGCTAGGGAGACTATTAAAAAACATATGCCTACAATTCTCATCGAACTTCACGATTTTAAGGATTCCATGGAGGAACATATATTTCTAAAAGATTTGGGATATGAAGATCCAATAGAAAGACCAGAGGCTATGTTCTTGTACCGAGCGAAGGAAAACTTTTCAACCATGTAATACATCTGGTACGCTTCTACAACACTTGGACACCTGTACTCTTCGGGCATACATTCGGGGATACCTTCTTGTGAATAGTACGCAGTCTCACTTCGCCGCTCCTCGAAGTGTTGTGGGTGGTTGTCCCATAACCACATTAAGTGTCTAGCACAAGTATGAACCTTACCATATCTACGCGTGTATTCGAGGGTCAAAGAGATTCCAATCTTACACGCATACATATAGTTTTCGATACTTGAACCAACCCACATAGTCATGGGGTGTTTTCGGTGCGCGGGGCGGTATCCGCGACGCGTTCCATCCTTGGTGAAGGGTGCGTGTGCGTGAACAAAGTCTTCCTCATTGGAGAAACACCAAGCTGTGTAGAGCATCTGGCATATTTCCAATTGGATCTTAACTACGTGTTGATCACATGACATGTGTGCAATCTCATTAGGGTCGAGGGATAGAAAGAATATATTCATATTGTTAGTTTTCCAAAAATTCATCCTCACTTAGGACGACTTTTCATAAATACTACAATACCAGTAGCTATCACCGCTATACTGCTCACACTCAATAAAGGTGTCAAAAATCCATTCTTCTTTTCGATGTTTTTAAAAGATGTCTTCTCTAGGACTTCCTCGTCGGTTGCATCATCCCCCCTTTCCTTCTTGAGGCGTTCAAGTTCCCTTTGCATTTCTAAAATTATCTTCATCGCCTCTTCTCCACCCTCAACTTTATTATCCTTTTCAATGTTACATTGGGCATTAATTTTACTATTATTGATATTTTTGAGGTCAAAGTTCATAGAACAAATGGTAACATCTCCACATCCCTGATTCACATTTGGTGGTATATATTTACCAGTACCTGAGCATACCATACCCAAACACTTCCTCTTTTCCGCAGTGAATACCTGTGCATGGCCCTCTGGTACAGCTGACTTTAATTGTTCGAATAATGGATTTACATCCTTACACCCGGGCCAATTCTCAAACGCAGCCCTGTCACAAAACTTACCCCCTTCGATCCAGGTATTGTAGCACTCACAAAACTTATGATTTGGTCTACGACAACAGAAGTGTTGTGCATACGCCTGATATTTTTGACCTTGCGTTGGACCTAAACCACCACTGTCTTGGCCAGTGTCTGCCCCGTCACAGTTTGCAGCTGGATTATGTATTGTATCGTAACATCTATGTGACTTTCTGACGTTAGGTGGTAGTGGACACACCATTATATTTACTGGATATTTTTTTTAGAGGGTCTCTAAAAAATTCAATAACATATTTGAATCGTTATCCCTGGCACTTTGGAGAACCTCATTCAAAAATTTTTCATCTTTGGTGAGTTGTTTGAAGAGACCGTACACGATAAATGGTTTTTCGGAAAGTACATCGGCGTTATCTTCGATGTATTTTTTAACCAGAGGTTTAGCATCAACACTCCCTGGTGCATATGTTTCATTCCTCTTTCCTTTGACTGAACAAAGTGAAACTATGACTATGACAAGTAGGACCGCGATTATAATGGTACGTCTATCCATTTATATTTACAAATATTTTATTCTTCTACATCTGAGATATATTCCTCCTCTTGCTCTTCCTCATTGATCTCAACTTCAACATCCATTTCACCATCCTCTGGTGGGATCACATCTTCTTCAATCTCTTGTTCTTCCTCTTCAATTTCTATGTCCACTTCTGGTTCCGGTTTCTTTTTCACCTTCTTTACCTTCTTCACAGGTTCCTTGTTAAATATACCATCAATAATTCCAGGTACCTTTTTAGAAAATTCGAGTCTCTTTTGGTGTCTCTTTTTTATTCTGTCCAAAAACTCTTGACTGAACCCTTGTGCCTTATAGGCCTGGAGTATAATCTTAAGTGTTGGTCTTTTATATTTTTCAAACATCGTCGCGATGGCTGAATTTATCTTCACCCTAACAACCCCATTTTTCAAAACACGAATGTTCACTTTCACCTGATCTGAAAATTCGAGATATGGTTCAACTGGTGGTGGGGGTGTCACCACTGGTACATACTCGCGGAGAACAGGTTCAACGTAGGGAATTCCCATTTCTGTATTATTTTTCTCGAGCATTCTAAAGTAATCCTGCCTCTTGTGAACATCCAACTTTTCAAATACATAATATTTGGTGGGTTGGGGATTCACGATGGAGTGGAGAAAATGACCTTCGGGGATTGGCTCATAAGCACGATTTGAAGGTGGTGGTTTAACACGTGGCAGTGGTCGCTTGTGTGGACTCATCTTGGTTTTTTTGTAAAGACCTCTCTAACTTAGGTTTGATAAAATGATCGAGCTCACAACGGATCAGGTGGGCCGATTGTTCACTTACATGGGTATAGTAAGGACCCCACAGCTCGATGACCCTTCTTCTCTTGTCATACCACATGTAATCAAGTCCAAGTTTGTGAGTAAGCCAATAGAACTTCTTGCCAGTCTTACCAATGAAAGCAAAAATGTGGTCTTCATCATACTCAGACACGTCCATTTGAGAGTAGTGGGTGCTCGGGGGTGTGTAAGGAGGCATTCTTATTCTTTGTAGCTTCCATTTGTTTAAGTTGATTTCTGATATGTTTTTGTGAATATACCTCACCCTTCTTTTTCTTATCGTTTTTAGTCACACGTTTTTTTGGTTCTTTATACTCCATTTTATATACATTACTACCTAGATTCTTAACTTAGGTCTTCTTCATCTACGAGAGAAACATCGTCTTCACTTTCTTCTTCATCAGACTCTGAAATCTCGAAATCCTCGTCTTCACTATCATCTATAAGTTCGTACCCACCTGGAACTTTAGCATACAAATGTGTATCCTCAAGGTTTTCAACGTCGTAAAAACCAGACACCATATCCTTTTGGATCATCTCATCTTCCTTACAAAAGTCATATAAACACGGTTTCAACTTTTCAATAAATCTAACTCTGTATATTTCTGGTGCTGGTTCACTAATTATCTTTGCAATCTGCACACTACTATCTTCACATTGAACATCAACAATCATAACTGAAAAATAATTTATTTAAATCTTTAATAATATTAATGGATAACCTGAAGAACTGGGGTAGAAGATATATATCTGGGCGTGTCGTTCTACCCAATGATGCTGTCATGTTTGATATAGATGACACCCTAATTTTTACAAATGGTGAACCCAATGTACCAATCGTCGAACTTCTATATGACGCAAAAACCCAAGGTTATAATATTGTAATTATTACGGCGAGACCTGGATTAAATCGTGTTATCAAATGGACAATAGAACAACTAAAATCGTATAAAATACCCTATGACTATTTGGGGTTCACTAGTGCACAATATAAAACTGATATGAAGAAACAATTGCCCTATAATTTCATTCTATCTGTCGGTGATATGCCAACGGACCTGACAGATTCTGAACATATACTCAACATTTCCAATTTTTATCACAGTTGAGACAGCTTACAAACGTGGTCATAGGTTCATCAGCCGACCTTGTCTGAAGTTGATAGTACGTCGTCTTTTTAGACTTACACCTATTACACGTAAAAAACCCATCCTGGTTTTTCATTTCTTTTGCAAGATATTCTTTCCTCATCTCCTTGTGGATTCTTTCATCTATCGTTTTAGCACGTGGTCCGTCAAACCACAATTCTTCGGGTCTCATATTGACAAGGTTAACAGTTTTAATCTTCTTATCCACCAATCGTTTTTTAATTTCTGGATTATTTTTCATTGTAAATTGAATTGATAAAAATTTACTTTTGTAAAACATAACAAAACACTTATTATCCCATGAAGCATCTCCATTAGTACTATCTATCGCATAATTGAATATATTCTTCTCGAGATTGATACAGATTGGATCAGATTCAGGAATCTCGAGAAGAGTAGAAAATCGTTCAACGATGAACTTCCTCATAGGACTGTCCATCTTTTGTATATAAATAAGATAGTTTTTAACTGACTTAGGGCAGAGGAAGTCCTTCATAGGGATTGTTTCGCTTACAGTCCTCCATATTTTCAGGAGAACAGTCATCAAAAAACCCAGACACACGCCGAGTTGGGTTGGTGTCTACAAAACCATATCGATAATTGGTATCATAGGTTTCACGGCACCGCTGGAACATAACAATAGCCACAATAAGCACAATGGCAACCTTAATGTGCACGTCTTTCATTTATATTTTACAAATATTTTTTTATGAGAGAGAAATAAGGATAGATGACATTGGCAGTACTTATACACGAAACAAAAGACTGTATTGAGACGATTGAACTGGACATTAAACCGTCAAAAAATGAAATTTTCAAACTTTTGGGTGGACCACAAACTTTCATAGGGCAGTGGCCTGAAATAGATGTCGTGATCATGAAAGCGGAAACATCGACGTCGACGACGAATGAAAATACTCTACCACCACCATTTGACCGAGAAGAGGTCCATGGAAAGGTGCTCCTCGTTCGAATGGATGAAAATTCTGAACCCCAAGATTTTACACTTGAAGAATATAAATTATTTGGAGGGTGGGACGAACGCCACCCCATTTAAAACCGCATTTGTATATTTCATGGCCAATTGAAAATGAATGTAAGCCCAATCCATCGGGTTATCCATTTTTGGATTACCCTCGATGGGGTTATCATTTACAATACCAATAATATCAACCTTATCTCCATCACCAGTCGCTCTGGCCATCGCACCTCCAACCCTTTTTAACCACATGACATGAGATTCATTTTTACAATCAAAACCTTTGACAAAGTTCACCATTTATATATTACTTTGAATTCTTTTCTATAAGTAGACGCGCACTGGGATCGGTTATATTAGTCCATTTGGGACGCCATATTTCTGTAATAAGATGGTCACAGTCTCTCCCATAAAAGTCCCAAAATATCTGTCTGTACAACACTTCCTCTTTGGTGAGAGGGATATTGTGACTACCGAAACAACCAATAGTCCACAGTATATGTTTGAATTCATCATCGTTCACCTTAGATTCAGCATATTTTTTCACCTCATCAACCCAGTTCGCCCCAACTGCGTCACTCATACCATCCTTCTGTCTCCATAAAATATCTCTGGGGAGGTATCCCTCAAAGGCCTCCCGTAGGATACGTTTCTCAACGCCACCCCTTTTTTCATTTTGGTTTATAGTCATACAAAAATCAATGAAATGTTTATCTAAGAATGGAACAATCAAATCCAAACCATGGGCGCCTGCACACCTATCAGCCCTTAACCCATCAAACTGATGAATCAAACGAAGACGGCGCATATTTTCACAAGCAAATTCATCAACACTTGGTGCGTTATGGAAGTAGAGGTAGCCCCCCAATAGTTCATCACTCCCCTCACCCGAAAATATGTACCGACAGTTTGTGTTCTCTTTTATGTACTTGCATAGAAGCCACATTGGTGTACTCGCTCTCACTGTAGTGGTGTCGTAAGACTCGAGGGATTTGATTACCGATGTAAGTACCGCCACACCTTCCTCTGGTGTGAAGGTCACCTCAGTGTGATCCGTGTTTAGGTATTTGGATACAATTCGGGCAGCTTCCAAGTCTGGACTTCCCTCGAGACCGATGGAGAACGTTTTAATCTTACCCAACTTCCGTGTAGCAATAGATGCGATGAGACTACTGTCTAAACCACCAGATAGTAAGAAACCAATCTCCCGTTCAGTAGTACTGAGACGGAGGTCTACAGCATCTTCAAATGTTTCCCGGAGTTGAGTGTGAAATCCAGCTTTTACATACTTACGAACATTCCAGTATCCAGTGTGATAACACACAAAATCGTTAATGTACGAATCGTAAAAGTGTCCAGGTGGAAATATGTGAATCTTACTTTGTAAAGAGAGAAGGGCCTTCACTTCACTTGCAAATGCAATTGAGGTAGGACTATATCTCGTATAGAAAAGAGGTCTCACACCTACAGGGTCCCGTGCCGCTACGACACGTTTACCATCTGTGTAGACAAATGAAAAATCACCGTTTAAAAGTCCCAAAGTTTTTTCAATCCCGTAGTACTTAATCAATGGTAAAATAGCTTCACAATCACTCTTACTTGGACACCGCTCGATAGATAATTCCCGGTGATTATAGATTTCACCGTTACACACTAACATGTATTTACCTCTCCGGAAAGGTTGCATACCCGCGGGTGTGAGGTCATTAATGGCCAACCTGTAGAAGTCCATACGACATTTACCCAATGTATCACTTTTATAGTCATCGGGTCCCCTGTGATTAAGAAGATGTGATGATGTCTCAACTTCTTCACCAAAAAGGGCTATGATACCACACATTATTGTTAATTATCATGTAATGTTTAAGCCATCATTCAAAACCTTTCTGTACATGTAGTCGTCGGCGTTACCATCCATCTCTTGACCAGACATGGCAATCATTTCTTCACCGTTAAACATCGAGGTACTGAAATCTAATATACAGTAAAAGGAAACATTGGAACGCATTGACATTTTATCTATACCATCGTAGTCAAATTTTTCGAGTTTAAATTCCTTTGCTATTTCTTTGGGTGTTTTAACGATTCCTTCTAACCTTGGCTCAACTTTCCTTCTATTGTCAGACATGTCAAGTATTGGCCATACACCATATTTAAATTTAAAATGAGAAACATATTTTATACAATTAATACCTACATCTTTTTCAGAAAAACAAGCAAACCTAGACTTACCATTTGGATCTACTAAACTCAGATATGTTTTACATGGGATAAATTTTACAAGAAGGAACTCCATATAAATTATATAAGGAAAAAATCTTTAAATAATATATGAATCTTCCAAAGTCTGCTGGACAATGTAAATATATGATTGCCCTCAATTCAGGTAAGCCAATTATTGTTGGAACTGGTCCAGCTGGTTCAGGGAAGACAATGCTCGCGTGTCATACCGCAGCTGAACACATTCGTAAGCAACCACGTGGGAAGGTTGTCCTTACGAGACCCATTGTGGCGGCCGATGAGGATATGGGCTACCTCCCCGGTGATATGAATCAAAAAATGGAACCATGGACACGACCAATGTATGACATCTTCGAACAATATTTCACCTATAATCAAATGGATCGCTGTATTAGTATTGAACCCCTCGGGTACATGAGGGGGAGGACGTTCAACAATACCCTCATCATCGCCGACGAAATGCAAAATAGCACACCAAACCAAATGTTAATGTTATTGACCAGGGTTGGACCAGGGACCCGACTCATAGTCACTGGGGACTTGGAGCAATCCGACCTCGCGATTGAAAATGGTCTTTCCGAACTTATCTATAAAATGCAACTCTTTGATCTCAAATATCTCGAACACGTTAGTATGAATCAAGATGATATTGTTCGGCACCCAGCTGTAAAGGAGGTGCTTAAAGTTTTACGAGTTTAAAAAAGAATGAAGGTTGTTCTAGCCCTACCAGGTAAAAGCTTCTCTGGAACATTTCTCATGAACTGGACTCAAACTGTAATGTCCCTGAGCAAGAAGGGATATGAAGTTGTGGTCACAAATGAATATTCCAGCTACGTGACCTACTCTCGTATGAAAACCCTAGGTCTCGATGTACTAAGGGGTGCCGACCAGGTGCCCTTTGGTGGCACCCTAAACTATGATATTTGGTTGACCATAGATTCTGATATAATTTTCACACCCGAACAGGTTATTGAACTTATCGAGGACACCAAGAAGTATCCAGTTGTTTCGGGTTTGTACCGAATGCAGGATAGAGTTCACTTCGCCACCGTCCAAGAATGGGACGTCGAGTACTTCAAAAAGTATGGGAGTTTTGAATTTATGAGAGACCTTCCCGCCGACAAGTATATACCGGTGGCCTACAGTGGGATGGGTTTCTTTGCGTGTCGGAGAGGGGTCATAGAGAAGTTGAAGTATCCATACTTTAGCTACCCCCTCGTAGAGATTGAAGCTGAAGATGGGAAAATTTTGAGGGACACCTGCTCGGAGGATGTCTCATTCTGTAAAAATCTCACAGATGCCGGCTTTGAAATCATGGTAAATACGGATCTTCATGTTGGTCACGAGAAGACTGTCGTTGTTTGATGTTCTCAATTTCAACCTCTATCATTTTTAGTCCAAAATTAGATGAATTGATCCTATGCCCCAGTTCATCCAATTTTATTTTTAGTAGTTTGTATTCCTCACCGATGTTGTAAACTTCTTGATCTAAGTGACCATACTGTTCAATGAGTTTGTAGTTTTGGGGAATCTTACCGAGTTCGCCAGCGAGTTTGTCACAATAATATTGTAATCTGTCTACACATTCATCCATTACTACTATTTGATGAGATTTTTTATTATAGTAAAAGTTTCCTTTTCATCAATCTCCCACCATGCTCCATGAAAAACTTTATCAAGAAATGGTGGAACCGAGGCATGGTCAATAGGAATCTCTTTAGACGGGAGAACCACCCATGAATCATTTTTAATTGTACCCAAAACACCTTGATCATGTGAAATCACGGGTTTTCCAAAATATTTAGCCTCGAGCATCGGAAGGCCAACACCTTCCCCATGTGAAAATGACACGACATAGTCACATATGTTATAGAGTCCAGCCATCTCATGATAATTTAGTCGGTGTGTTATGTATTTTATATTTTCACATTGTGGTAGACCATCAGTGGTGTTTGTCTTTACAATTAGTTTATGTTCCGTGCCATCGATACATTTTATAAAAGTATCTACAAGCTTCACCAAGTTCTTTCTAATATCATTAGTTCCAACATAAAGAAATACAATCTTTTCGGGGTTGGATTTCTTTTTAATAACTTTGGGACATGTTCTAATTAAAGGTGAAGTCCACCAATTTAGAGCTTCACAATGTACACCATGTCCAACCAAAATATCTTTAAGATAATCAAATGGAACAATAACCTTGTCAAATAATTTCATATTTTTTATGATATCTGGGTGTACATCGGATGTCTCAAACATGGTAAAAAGTTGCACACTTTTACCCGGAAAATCCTGTATCCAACCGGGCCACAATGTAAATGTCTCCATAAGTTCAGATATAGTGACTGTATGTGGAGTGTCATCATCTTCTATACCCAGATCTTGTTTCAAAAAGAAACGACCATAAATCTTCCCGAACTCCATTTACTTAAATATCCATTTTTCTTTTAACTTATGAAAATGCCAAATAATTATCCCAATCTAAATATTCAAACTTTTTATACCCCAGTTTTACCAATTCTTCAAATGGTGTTGGTACTTGCTCGAGGTTAACATCTCTGGGATCGATTCGTTGATAATTATGTTCAAAACATATGACGGGTTTATATTTTTTTATCGTCTCTTTACCACCCATAATGACGAGGCTCTCTGCACCTTCTACGTCTATTTTAATGAAATCGAGACCAGGTAATTCCATAGAATCGAGGGTTGTTATAGTCATATGTTCACCACCTTTACCAATACCAGCACCACCCTTATTACACCCCCCGTTACGTAAATCTCGATCCATTTTATCTAAACTCACGAGCTCACAGGACATTTTACAGTGCCCGAGACCCTGTTTATATACATCAATTCTGTCACTATAATTATTCTGTTTAACGTTCTTTGTCAGAATTTCATATAATTTTTCTTGTGGTTCAAATGCCCAAATTTTAGAATCTGTATTGAACCCCGCGTAGCTCACAGTGTGGCACCCAATGTTCGCACCGACGTCTACAATGTATTTAGATTTCTCTACATATGGCTTCAACATATCGTTGATTATGTGATGTTCAAAAACTTTTCCAGAACACATGTGATTACGGATCCAACAATCCTCGACATCTATGTCAAATATTCCATTGGGTGTTTTAATCATACTACATCTACTACTCCACCACCCTTTAAATTACATCAGTGTGTCATATAGGTTTGTATTTGATGGAGAAACATATCTACCATCTTCCCATCGGCTATCCTGCTTGTCCACAGACTTGATGTGCCATAGGGCCACAGAAGGATCCGCTTGGAGGACCACAGACTTTTCGGCACCCACCACATTTTCATGCAATTCCCTACTATAGTATATACACCCAGGTGCATTTTTGAAAATTCTACCTTGGTAGTCTGGCCAGTTTATCCACCCAACCTCATTCGTTTTAAATTGACATTCTCTCAACCAGTGTTCCTGAGCCCCGGGGTGAATGTTTATACGGGGAACCGATATTAAATCAGCCCCACTTTCGTCGATCATCTTCTTTAGACCCTTTACGAGTTTTTCTTGGGGCATCTCATCAGCGTCAACCACGAAAATATAGTCCCCGGAACACCTCTCCAAATGAAAGTTGCGATGCTTTGCAAAATCACCACAAAAATCCCGCTCATTTACAACTATATTGTCTTTGAAATGTTCAAGAACATCTCTAACAGTTTTAGTAACATGTAATGTATCAACGAGTATATTAATTTCGTCACAGGGATCTTTGACCTTTTTCAAAAAAGATAATAGGGAATATAAATCCTTCGCTTCATTACAAACTGTTATGGCGTATGATATTTTCATTATTGTTAAAATAGTTCCATCCTTTTAACTTCCTCAGGATATAATATTTTCTACAAGTATAATAAACAATGGCTGCTCTCGGAGCTCTCGGAACTATGTCTGCTATGGCGGGTGGCGCGGCGAACACCGTTGCCGCTGGTGTCGTCCCAGTTGGTCAGGGATCCAAGCTTAAGATTGACACGATGACTATTGTCGTGACCCTCATTCTCGCTGTCATCTACATGATCACAGCGGCCGCCGGTATTGGTACATTCTCGAATTGCCCAGAACTCGCGGACAACAAGATGCAACAAAACCTCAGCCGCCTCCTCTCCGCTACCCTCGCGATTGCCCTCGCCATCCCATTCACCCTCTTCATCGCCATGGTTTCCAAGGCCAAGTTGACTGGGGTCCTCACCCTCGTGTACTCCGTCATGGGTATCATCGGTAGCGCCATCGCCCTCAACTACTCCCGCAAGTGTAACGCTGGCTCAGAGGACAAGAAGATTTCCACCGCTTACAACTCTCTCAGCCTAATCACCTTCATCGTCGCACTCATGGTCGGTGGTTTCCTGGTCTACAAAAAACCTAAGTTTGCTTAAATGAGACCAGTCGCTGTAAATGTCTATATCCTGATCATGCTCTTGGCCTACGTGATGCGCAGGGCAGGAACATTTTCATTAGAAGAAAAGGTAAAATTAATTGAATATTTAGGTTACATGGCGCTCAATCCAAATAGAGTGGCAAACCCAAGCATGGCCAACCTACCATTCTTGAGCTCAGCCTCGGGGGTGAAGGACCAAAACTCCTCCTCCTCGAAGCCCTTGACGGTGATGGCAGACGCCGCAGCTAGGGTCGTAACAACACCAGTGGCGGCCAACGCATACATTGGATCCTCACACTGCTGAATGATATTCTCCCCTGACATCATCCAATCCAGGGAACCCCAAAGAATGCCTTGCATCGCGGCACGTCCATTGACGACCTCCGCAAAACGCGCGGCCTTGTTTGGAACCTTCGAAGGTGTTGGGACTGGGCGGGTCGTAGACTTCCGGGACGCACTCGCCCGAGTGTCGTAACGCTTCACATAGGTAGGCTTCAGTTGGGCAATGGTGGACATCTTATACTTCTCATTCACTCCGAATCTTTAAGTCTTTTTGTTCTTTCAACAAAATCTTATTCAAAATATACAGCTGTACAAATATACCCAAACCAGTTGCGAGAGTCGTGGCATTGGTTCCTATCGTCCTATACTGATATATAAACCATAAACAACTCGTGAATAAACTCAAAAGTATGATATTCTTATGCTCCACACTGACAAAATCAGCCTTCTTAACCTCAGAGAACATCTCAACAAAACTTAAACTAAATGCCAAAGTTGATATAGCTTCGTTAAAGTTCATATATTATTATGACAGATTATTATACAAATGGATTCTATTTTACAAAAATATGCTGGAAAAATTTCAGCCAAAAGTGTCGTCAAGTTAGTTGAAGAACTCCGCGTTGAGTATATCGATGATGGACTGACCAAGGAAGATATTCCACCAATCGTGTCCCGACTCGTCTTCGAAGTCGCCAAATTTAAGAGACTCCCTGGTCCCCAAAAAAAGAAACTCGTGATATCAATCCTTAATCATATCATCGAACAAATTGACGCAGGTGAACAGGATAGTGACTTTGAAGTTGTCCTCAAATCGATGGTCCCCCCAATTATCGACAGCTTTGTCACCATGATGAAAGCTCAAAAGTCCCTAATGAAATTGTTTCCCTGCTTATAAATACATATAAGGAATACCGATGTACATAAATATATGAGATTCCCAACACTTGAAATTATGGTCCAGTATGGACTTTACACAGTAAAGGAACTAGAACGTTTTGCCAGGGGATTAGTCCCGAAAAAGAATATCAATACCCTAAGTGAATGCACGAAGTGCTCTTTTGTACACATTGGGAATTCTTGTACCAACTGTGAAATATGAAATATTGTACAGTCACAAGTTATATGTCAAAGGGACCTGTGATTGTTAGTAACAATCATATGTGTTCAGAAAGACAACTCATCAGGCACCTCTATAGAGAATGTATGAAAAAGGGTTACAAACCTCATCAATTTACAGACTGGTTACATAGGAAACATGGAGAGTTGGTGGTTTCTAGACGGAATATCCACGGTGATGCTATATCACTTCCATGTGTCATATGTAGAAAAGCTATGGAAAAATTTGACATTAGGTGGAAGGCCCATGATGGGTGTCAGTGGGTCAATAGTAATTGTGCCCCCCCATCGAGACCCACCAGTAAACAAATGAGAAATTTAGGATTTGGGAGTTATGATCAAGCCCAATGCTGATTCCAAATTGTTATGATTTCGTTTTAGTGGTTTATTTCTCTTAAGTTTCAATGAACTATTATCAGATGTCGCATTTTTTATTTCATTCATCTTTTTCGTGTTTGAAATAAATGGTATCACATTTTCAACCTTTGGTTTCGTTTTGATAGGTTCAGGTAAAGATTCTGAAACATCTTTAGTTAAATTATTTCTAAACTCCTCAATCGAAAGGTCTCCCCCAAATACTTTCAAACTATACCTCCAAGGAGCCTTTTTTATAGGACCTATCTGATTAAACATTTGTTTTCGCATGAGTACTATATTTCCACACACGAGACCACCCCTATTTATCCCATATGTATCTATGGTATAAGATTTCATACAACTCCAAGAACAAAAATTACCGGATGTTTGAAATACCTTTGTCCTATCATCATATTTGTGGGGCATACTTAAAGGTGTCCATTCAAATGGATGACAACACCACCAACACCACATAGTTAGACGACTTATTTTCTCTTTAATAGGATTAACATAAGTATACAACAACATAATGAACAGGTTGAACTTACAGATAGGTAGGTCAGGTTTTTAACATTGTCATCCTTCCAGTCAAATTTTTTTGGGAACCTTGTAATCGGTAGCATATCCAATGGAGGTTTGTCAAATGGTGGGTACCGCTTCTCTTTGAAAAAATCTGGATCGTATTCATCTTCTCCCAAATCATCAATCGCATCGTTATTTAACACATCGCTAATGGTGACACTTACAGGATTACCCTTCAAAGCATCGAATGGATATTCACCATTTACAAATGATTCACTCACAATCTTATTATCGGGTGTTAATAATTCCACCGCGACAACATCAAATGTACCACATCCACTTACAGTCAACGTTTCACCTATTAAATTCATACCCTCTGGGATTTCGTGTTTCTTTTCACCACTAAAAATTAGTTCTCCTAACGTAACCTTACAAGCCATTATTATTATATTGTAAAGTTTTTTTCTCAGGGAAATGTAATAACACGATGGGTGGAGGAGGTTCCACAACTCAAAAAGTTGAACAAACTTTCGATATGAAATCGATCAACAAAAGTATTTACACTGAAATTAATTCCAATATGACCGAGTCCCTCGCAGACCAGGTAAACATGCAAAAGTTAGTTGTTCGGTTGACAAATGTTGAAGGTTGCTCGGCAAATTTTGGACAGAAGATTGATGCGTCGACACAATCTGTATCACAATTTAAAGATGAACAGGTACGGGAAATAAAGAACGCAATCACCAATGATATGCAGGCGTCAGCCAGTGCCGCACTTGAAAAGACGTCACAGATGGGTAACTTGTCTGACCTCGGTTTAGGTGGAGACACCGATATGGAAATTAAGCAGAATGTGAAGATGGAAGTTCAAAATATTATTGAAAATACAATTACAACTAACAATGTCAACCGCGCTGTAGCTAAACAGGTATCTGTACAAGATGGTGTTCTCACAGTCAACGGTTTCAGGTGTGCAGAAGGTGGGTCTATTAACTGGAACCAGGATATGGTCGCGGTACTTGCGGCCAAAGCCATCACGGATCAGCTTACCCAAAGTCTCGCGGAAAGTAACACCGTCAATAAACTCGCGGCATCGGCTGATGCCACTGTCACCAAGAAGGATGGTGGTATCGCAGAAGCAGCTGAAGGTATCGGTCAGGGTTTTGCGAATGTGGCGGAAGGTATTGGATCAGGAATCGGGAACATCATGGGGGGTGGTCAGATGGCTTCGGCGGCATCTGCGTGTGTCCTCTGCATCGCCATTCTCGCGGCTCTTTATTTCATGATGTCCCCAGCTGGACAGGGTGCCACCAAGAACTTTATGAAGAAGCGTAAGTAATTAAATTCCATTTGTAATTATAGCATCAACATCATACTTATACATATATTCCAACTCCTTTGGTTCCTTATGTGTATATGTGTAGACCCTAATATTTTTAGACTTACAGTAGGTTATAAACTCGTGATCGAGGCATGTCCAATGAACGACCACCATCGATAAATTCCGAGTGATCATATCATACTCTCTCGGGTGGAAAGTTGTTTCAAATGTAGAACCCTTCTTGTAATAATCTGGTAGAATCTTTAGAATTCTTCGATTGAAACTACAAAATGTAACTCTTTCCGTTGATCTTCTCATGTAAAAATCCTCAAGTGCCCCGATCACCTCGATGTTGTTACCCTTGATGTCAAGAATGAGATCCTTGTAAATTATTTTGGGTAATTTGTCGTACACTTCTTGGAGAGAACATATTCCAAACTTTTTTAGAATTTCAAAAGAAGTTTCTGATATGAAATAATTATCAATGTACACATCGTGGTATAAAATAATTTCCCCAGTTCCACAAAGTTGAACATCAATTTCAATTCCATCGTACCCCAAATTTATTGCCCATAGTATCGCGTTGATACTATTGTCCCTGTACTCCAGTGAATACCCACGATGGGCTATATACCTCATTAAGTTAAAGAGATATTTAAAGTTTTAACTAATGATTCTCTCTATTGATGTGGGTATAAGGAATTTAGCGATGTGTCTATTGGATGAGGACTCGGGTAATCTCGTTAAGGAATGGGATGTTGATGGAATTCCACCACAACATAAGGATGGTGTATATGTTTCCATGAGAGACCACCTCGATGAGAGACCTTGGGTCCTTGGGGCGAAGACAATCTTGATAGAGAAGCAACCTGAACGTAATAAGAAAATGGTCTCTGTTATGCACTTCCTTCACGCATACTTCATCATCAGGTGTCCCCAAGCCGAAACGATTCTATACGATGCTCGTCACAAAATACCAGATGTGGCTGGTCCGGGAAAGGCACAGTACAATAAGAGGAAAAAGGTGTCCATAGAGAGGTGCGAATCCTTTATCCGTGATGGACCTACCAATTCACATTGGTTACCAATCTTCCTCAAATCTAAGAAGAAGGACGACCTGGCGGACACTGTCATGCAGGCACTTTCCTTCGTGAATAGAAAAGAGGTTACCCCGGCCTCCAAGAAGAAGAAAACGACAAAGTTGGTTCCAAGGAGACCTAATGAAAATCAAAAAGCTACAAAATATTCAAAATCAAATTTAGCTTGGATTTATTTGAACAAAGTTGATTGTGAAGTTTTGGAAAATAATAAAAGGTTCATGAAAGATTTGAAGAGATACTACAAGAATATTGGTGATATGGTTAAAGAATTAACTTAAATTTTAATTAATGACTGAACCCTCATTAGACACATGGATTACGATAAAGGATAATGAAAATAAATTTAGTATGCCATATTTCTGTTATCGCATATGTTGTAATCATAATGTAAATGGTGAACTTTCTCTCTTAAAATCTATACTTAAAAATACCCCAAAAGCTTGTATCTTTGATGTGGGTGCAACAGGGTCTTGTTTTCCCGCGGAAGTTGATACTGACACCACCGTACATTTATTCGACCCCGCTTTTATACCTTCTGGTGATGAATGGAAAAACAAACCCGAGTATAAAATGTATAAACGAAACGTAAACTACGATGGTGAAAACATTTTCGTTAATAAAACTATTGTCGATGACGATAAATTTAGTATTTCGGAATATTGTTCAAAAAATGACATCAAACATATAGATTTTTTAAAAATTGATACAGATGGTCACGATCTTGCTGTGTTAAATGGAATAGGAAATGTAAATGTAGATATGATTCAGTTTGAATATGATCATTTTTATAGAAAAAAAGATATAAATATAAATGACATGTTTAATAATCTACCAGATTGGCATTTTTTCTACATTCTTCCAACAGGTTTAATTGAAATAAAGGACATGAGAACTGATTATATTTATACTAATATATTAGCAACCAAAAAGTTTCCCGATAAAATTATAAAGGATTTTGTTCCCATTATGAAAGATAGTGTGATAGAAACTCGTGATGTAGCCGAGTTTGTTCTTGATATTTTCTGGGAAGCTAACATACCAACTGAACAATTTAAAAACATATATTGCTATAGTTTAAACGAACCAAACAAAATAGATGTGAAATGGAATCTCAAAGACGCATTATCTCGATATAGTTCTCTTTATGATAGATAAAGAAATAAACGGATAGATATTTATAATGGAAAAAGTTTTGGATCATGGATTTGTTAGGCTCGTTGATTACATGCCTCAAAAAGATTTGGATTCGTCGATCGTACAGGCAGCCCGAGTCTCTTATGGAGATGGGACTAAGTCCACACGAGGAGACAGGGGTCTCATACGATACCTCCTTCGCCACTGGCACACGACTCCGTTCGAAATGGTCGAATTCAAGTTTCACATTAAGATGCCCATCTACATCGCAAGACAACATATGCGACATAGAACAGCCTCAATTAATGAGCTATCCGCCCGTTACTCCGTCGTTCCCAAGGAGTATTATGAACCAGACACTTTGAGGGGGCAGTCCCAAGTAAACCACCAGGGGTCAGAGGGTGTTGTCGATGTTGGAGAGGATCTCACCGGGAAGGTATCCCAACACCTAACCCACGCCTTTGATGTCTACGAGGAACTCCTAGAGGGTGGAGCCTGCCGTGAACAGAGTCGTGGGGTGCTCCCACAGTCTACCTACACCGAGTTTTATTGGAAGATGAACCTCCACAATCTCATGCACTTTCTCCACTTGAGGATGGACGGTCACGCCCAAAAGGAGATCCGCGACTATGCCACCGCCATCTATGACCTAGTAAAGCCCCTAGTCCCTGTCACGATGGAGGCCTTCCTAGACTTCAGGGTCAATGCGATGCATCTCACGGGGCCCGAGATTGAAGCCCTTCAAACGGGGAAGACCATAGAGAGCCCTGGGGAGAGGAGGGAGTTTGAGGAAAAACTAAAGAGGTTAAAAATAAATGTCCCTACATAATAAATGCTTGCCATCGCAACTTCGCCAACTATTTTCGCCAGTAAAAAGGGCTTCAAGAGGCTCAGCAAAAAAATCAAGAAGGATCGGGATATGGACGTGGACAAGATCAAAGGTAAATTGAGTGATATTGTCCGCGATGAGCAGAGGAGGCTAAAGGAATACTATAAGGAACATGAGAAACTTGTCAAGAAGGATGAAAAGTCCAAGCCCAAGAAGAGTGTAAAGAAGTCTATCGATCTTTACGAAAAGTAAACCATATCGCACCCAATATAAACACACCAGCCAAGGGTGTATCGTGAAACCTCTCCGCCAATACAACACAAATTATACTGTATTGTACTACCCGTATTTCCTGCCTCGTTTTAACCATCGACCGTCTCATAGATGCTCTGGATTTCTCCAAACCCAGAACAGCTGTGCTTATCTTCCCAATCTTCGAGGGAATCTCCGTCGTCTTCATAAACATTTCCCCCAAGTCGAATGATTCCAGGAACTGCTGTTGAATCATGGGTTCCAGGTAGGTGAAGTAATTAAACTCTGGATCCAACTGAATGCATATACCCTCTATGAGAGAGAAGGACTTTGCTAGGTAGACAAAACTTGTTGGTACGACGAAGGGTTTCTCCATAGCCAGTTCAGCGGCGAGTTCATCGTTTACGATAGCACCCCCATCCAGGGTCTCCAGGTACCCAAGGATGCTCTCAAAAAAGAGTTCGATGTCAGATATATCCGTAGACGTTGGAACGATGACCCCCAGGCGTATTAAAATTTTCACTATCCCAGAGGTGTCCCTATTTACAATACAAAAGAAAAGGTCTTTGAAACCCTCTCTGAGTTCATCCGATAGTGGGATGACTAATCCGAAATCGTAAAAGACTAGCTTACCATTCCTCGAAATACCCAAGTTTCCGGGGTGTGGGTCAGCATGGAACAAACCCGCCTCCATGGTCTGTATGACGTATGAATTCACCAGGGCTTCACACACCTTTATCTTATTGATTTTCTTATCCTTGATTTCGGTAATCTTATCTGTTGGTACATATTCCATTACAATCATTTCATTCGTACAGTATTTTTTATACACCCGTGGAATCTTAATCCATTCAACATCTTTCAGAGACCTCTTAAATTTGATCGCATTATCAACTTCTTGAATATAATCTGCTTCACCCAAAAGATATTCAATCGAATCATTGAGAACAAAGTCTGAACTATTCCCAGTATCAATCCCCAGAGATTGAACTATTTTTAGAATTTGTTTCAAAGTTTCTGTGTCGGATTGCATCGTATCATAAATACCCGGTCTTTTCAATTTTACAACTACAGGTTTCCCATTTTGGAGGGTAGCCTTGTGGACCTGACCAATACTAGCAGACTTAAAGGGGATATCATCAAAGTCCTTGAAAATGTCTAGATCAATCTGATCCCTAACTAAATTATAATCAAAGGCGGGAACGTCATCTTGGAGAGATTCAAGTTCACGGGTAAACTCTGGGGGGTAGAGGTCCCCCCTCGTGGACGCAATTTGTCCTAATTTTACAAATGTTGGACCAAGATCGAGAAGTTGATCTTTTGTCCATCTCCCGAGCTCCGATTTATCTTCGATAAAACGCTCTTTCCACAGGAATTTGGCGGCAAACTTCCAAGTTTTTACCTTCTGTTGAGTTGGTTTGGGTAAGGGTTTTATTACAGTCAACATACCTATCATATGAAGATATTTTTTAATATCTACTAAAAGTAGAATGAAGATTCATATAATTGGTGCCGGCCCAACGGGTATGTCCCTCGCTTGGGAGATTATTCACTCAGGTGAAGACCATGACATAACAATTTACGACAAAAAGACGTCAGCTGGTGGTTCATGGTGGGAACCTGAAACTGGTCTGAGAGATATTCACGCACATAGAGTTGTATTTGATAAAGCCTTTGTAAATACACGTTCTTTATTTGAAGAAATGAATATAAATTGGAATGATGTTTTCGAACCATCTAAAGATGATGGGGGACATACCACATTTCTAAAAAATTCTCTTGGTGTAAAAGATTATGGTATACTGTTGACCCTCATATTCAAAGTTTTTACACAACCAGATAAATACAGGAGTATTAGTTTAAAAGATGCAATAGGGGCGGTGAGTGAGGGTGCTAAAACCCTTCTCGAACATCTTCCTCTTATAATGGACGGTGTTACATGGGATGTTATGTCAGCCTATGAGTTTGTAAATAATCTCAATCACGTGGCTCTCTCAAAACCCTATACACAAAAGGGTTCTGGACGTTTTATGTGTGATGAAATGGAAAATGCTCTTATTGAAGCTGGTGTAAATTTTGTTTACGATGTTGAAGTTGAAAATGTTGAATATATGGATGATACATATAAGGCTTCATTATCCAACAATACGACTATTGATGATGGATATTTATTTTTGTGTATAGACAATAGCCCAGCTTTAAAACTTTTGGGAGATAATTGGGGACCCGAAGCTGATAAAAAGGTTCGTGAAAGTACATACGGAGCCATAAATGTTTTACTTGATTATAACGAACCTGTAAAAATAAAATCCGATCTCGAGATCGCTGCGACAACATCTTGGAATTTACAACCTAGAGTGTTATCGGACGGGAAAACTATATCATGTGTTATATGCAAAATAACCAGAGAAATTCTATCTAATACTCCCGAAATGTTAAAACTTGAAGTTATTGAACAACTTGGTTTACCACCACCAGAAGATATAAGAATTGGGTGGGGTGCAGATTGGAATGAAAATGATGGATGGACCTTTTCACAATCCTCGGGAGTTCTCAGTCTATATGGACAGCTCCCCTTTTTTGGGAAATGCTCTAAAGTTGCCATGTGTGGTATGATGTCTCCCAGACATACACCATATTCGAGTATAGAATCTGCGGTGGAAGTTTCTAGGTCACTTAGTCACCAATGTTTCGGAACACGAAAACCTATAAAACCATTTACAGTTAGTCAACTTGTAATCCTTTTACTTATGATACTTATAGTTATAATTTTAGTATATCGTAATAGACATCAATGAAAATTTCAGCATCCGTTTACGAACCAATGTATGAATACAATGGGAAGATGTATATCCGTTTTTTAATTCCAGAAAACATTTCAAAAAAAATATACACTGTTCATCTTTATAAACAACACCTTCTCACAACGACTGGTACACCAGACAACCCCCTAGAAGGAAATATCCTCAAAGTGAAAGTTCCATTTAGATATAGACGGGTGATGTGTGAAGTCAAAGGTAAACCTATACAGTCGTTAGTCAGGGGAGATGAAGTGGAAATTGAAACTGAATTTAAGGGATACTGGAATGTTGGAAATCATTCAGGACTTACCTGGATTCTTAAATCTTCTGAATATATTTAAAGTTTCACTATGATATTTAAGGATATGACAGTTCTCACTAGAACTGGGTACCTCACGGGTGGGGGACCCCTCCAAGAAATTAAAAAAGAACTTACCGTAAGACCTATAGTCAATGGAGATTATGGATTTCCGCCACCACCTTTTAAAGTTTTTAAAACGACTAAAAATGGTATCTGTGTCCCGCGCTTCTATGGTGTCGAGAAACTTGGTGAACCCAAGGAGGACCGAAGACCCCAACCCACCCGGATTAGAACGAAGTTTGCCGGTACCCTTCGAGACGCAACACACCAAAACGAAGCACTTGCTGCAGCTCTTAAGGCGGGTCATGGCGTTCTCTCACTCCCGTGTGGTTTTGGGAAGACCACCGTATCCCTGGCAATAGCGTGTAAGTTGGGCTACAGGACCATGATTGTCGTTCATAAACAGTTCTTAGCTGATCAGTGGAGGGAGAGAATCCAACAGTTTTGTCCCGGGGCTACAGTTGGTGTCGTCCAACAGGATAAGAAACAGGTTGACTGTGACTTTGTCATCGCCATGTTACAATCTCTTTCCCTAAAGGAGTACAGCTTTTCGGACTTTGAAAGTGTTGGGACCCTCATTGTAGATGAAGCCCACCATATATGCGCCAAAGTATTCAGTCAGTCTCTCTTCAAGTTGTGTCCAAAGCATATTTTCGGTCTCTCTGCAACCCCAGAGAGGAAGGATGGACTCACCAAAGTCCTCCACTGGTTCATGGGACCCACATTCTTCGCCGTCGAGAGGAAAAATCAGGAACAGGTGGAGGTATTTACAGTCACCTACGAATGCTTCAATTACCGCAACCCCCCACCCTCTATGAGGAATGGAAAGATCTCTATGCCCAATATGATCACAGAGTTGGTCGAAGACAGAAATAGGAACAAAATGTTGGCAGAACTCGTAAAAAAGGCTTCAGCGGGAACGAGGCAACTCCTCGTTTTAAGCGATAGAAGATTTCATTGTGAATTTCTTCACCAATGTTTTCCAAAGAGCTCTGGGCTCTACATGGGTGGTATGAAGGAGAAGGATCTCCAAGAATCCTCCAAGAAGAAGATCATCTTCGCGACATTCAGTCAAGCCCATGAAGGCTTAGATATACCAACCCTAGACACGGTCATCTTGGCCTCCCCAAAGTCTGACATTGTTCAAAGTATTGGACGCATCATGAGGGAGACCAAGGGTAAAAAGAATAACCCCCACATTTACGACATCCACGACCCATGGTCAGTCTTTACAGCAATGTACTATAAGAGAATGAAGGTGTATCGCCAAGGTGGGTTCAAAATTCATGGAAAGGGTGGAGAAGAAAAGAAGAAGGATGACTTCCCTCAGGGAAAGTGTCTATTTTTATAATCTAATTAATAAATAAATGTCTGGTGCATTAATACAACTTGTTTCTAAGGGTGTGCAAGATGTTTATCTCACCAGTGATGATGGTCATTCATTTTTTCGAACAAAATTTGCGAGGCATACAAACTTTTCACAAGCCCCCAAGTTGATTAAGGATATAACAAACACCGACAACTCGATAACGATTCCAGTATACGGTGATATCATAAATGGTCTATGGTTCCAAGGTACCGGTGAAAGTAACATATCTTCGAATCTCTTTTACAATTCGACAATCGATCTCTATATAGGTGGTCAAAAGGTGGATTCCCATCATTATGACTACGGTAGTGATATATGGCCGAATTATTTGGCAGGAACGTACACGAAATCACAGGAAATAAATACAAAGGCGAACATAGGAAACATCGCCTTCGTTCCCCTCCACTTTTTCTTCTGTGACGGTGGGACTGTGCTTCCCCTCGTAGCCTTACAGAATCACACAGTTGAACTACGAATCAATTTCGATGACGCACACTATAATGTGGCTGGCCCCACCCCCGCGCAGAAAAAAATCACTCTGTATGGAAACTATATTTACCTGGATACAGATGAAAGGGAGGCAATAATTAAGCGTCAGTTAGATATGGTGGTTACACAGGTACAACGGGTGGAGTTTCCCATAGATTTTAGCGAATCCAACTACAACAGTTTAGATATTTCACAGTTTAATCATCCAGTGAAGTCTTTGTTCTTCGGGTTCAGTACAACGGGTAGTGACTATATAAATGACCGTTTCTCATTTGACACATGTGACATTCACCTCAATGGTACACCCCTATTGGAATCCATGAATCCCATGTACTTTCACACAATTGAGAATTATTTCAAATCCAAATTTGGTCAAATTGTATATGACCCCGTAAACAAAGCTATGCTGTATACGAGATTTTACACAACACACTTTTGTTTAAATGCATCCGAATACAGTCCAACTGGGACGTGCAACTTCAGTCGTATCGACAACGCTAAACTTATTATCCGAAACGCAGTGAGAGGTATAAATAGAACGGATGAATCTATATTCGTATATGCCGTTAACTACAACATTTTGAGAATCAAAGATGGGATGGCAGGTATCTTATTTGGAAACTAACTTGGGGGGACACCCCAAGGTAGATTCAATACATTTACGCCCTGATGGAATCAGAGACGGCGAGAATAATCACGCCGACAATGAAACCCATGATGACGTAATTCATTTCAGTTTCTTCGCGACCAACCGTTGGCTCCTTAGGTTCCACCGGTTCTTCGACAACTTTCTGTTGTCGGACGGGAGGATCTACCTCCTCAAGCGGACAGTACGCTATCATTTATATAGTATTTAGAGATTAATTTCAGTCTTCTTTTTTCGTCTGGTCCTCTTAGCCTTTGTGGACCCCACATTGACCTCCTTAACCTCACCACCTGTAGAGTCACCTGATACGGACATGATGTCGGAGACGTCTTCTTCTTCTTGGATTGTGGGGGGTGTCGTGTTCATCGGGGGTGGTGGGGGCATCATAATACCACCCATTAAACTGGAAATGTCTAGACCTGGGCCCTGCATTTCATACTGCCCAGTCCCACCAACTGGGGCCTCTGTCGCTGGACCCCCAGGGTTTCGTGTTGTATTCTGAACAGCGTTCATCATATTCTTGACTAGGTCTGGGTTCTGCTTCATCACATCATTCATGTTGGGCATCACCGACTTGAACATCGAGTTGGTCAGGTGGAACATCATGGCCGACCCACCCAACATCATGATGAGCTTGACCTCTGGAGCTACACTGACCTTTGACCTATACTTGACGTAGAGTTCCTCAAATACACCATCATAGTCGTCAACATTCTCCATGATAGACTCAGACCACCCCTCTAATTGAATCTCGAAAGGGTTGTACCTCTTATTGAGGAATTCGAGACCAGTCACACACGCCACCAGCATTCGCCTAGAGAAACGAATAGACTGCTCCACATCTATGCTGTAGGTAATCCTCTTAACCTCAGCCCTGAGTTCCTCCACATTTGAGTATGCATTCAGGCGTTTGTTCACAGCGAATCCCTTCTTCTCGAGGCGTGCCAACTTGTTGATGAGATCGGACTTCTCCTCATCCACCGATGTGTATCCCTTAGAGGGTTGCTCACCTGGGGGTGCGCCATTCATTTGGGGCTCCCCATCATCATAAAACATAGGTTCATCCTCACCATAATCAATCTCCTCCTCCTGCATAGGTTGCCGTGGGGCCGTCTGCTTATTGGGGTTTACAAAGGCATCCATCGTTTCCTGTTCTTGGTGGACAGGTCTTTGGGGTCGATAGGGAGCGGGTCTGGGGACCGGCTGAGGACGTGGGGCTGAAATTTCAATCTCATCCATCAGGGCCTGTTCATCGGCGTCTAATTTCATTACAGTCGTGTGTCCGCGGTCGATGACTATTTCTTCATCCATCTACTCTCTATGTAGAAACTAAAAAAATTACCTTTAACGCAGTTTATAAAAAATGTTGATACATTATAAATGTTCAAGTTCAATAAGACCAATAGGAATGCTATCACTTCCATCGTCATACTTTTCTCAATCATATCTGTTCTAGGTATCATGAGGAAAAGCAGCAAATACCAGCCCAAGCCAATCGAGATCGAGATTGTCAGCGATGAATCCATCTTCGACCTCGAGAACCGCATGGACTGTGTACCAGGATCCGGTAAGGAAGACAGCCCCTACACCAAGAGCCTAACCCCAGGTGGTCTCTGTGGCGCCCAAAAGCTTGTAGGTGACCATGCTTCCTATAAGATTGTCGAAGGAATCGGTGGATCTTTAATCTAAACTAACTATATATGGCTCTCATCACATCGCCAACAGAGATGATTCCTGATCTCAATTATGAGTATCACACAATTACAGTTGATACAATTGGTCAGTCCAGTGCAAATACATTTACATGTTTTTTGAACCAACCACTTCACAATGTTGTTCAGGCTAGACTTATTGCCGCTCGAATTAACACAGTTACCCCGTCAAATGGGAGTGAACACTGCTATATTTCTATAGAAGAACTTGATTCCATTTTCTCTGACCGAGCATCAAATGTTCTCACGGGGCAGTCTGACATGAGTATGATAAGGGGTTCTTTTGCGAGCCTCGTAACAACTGATGATATTGGAATAATTAGTTTTAGAGACAACTATCCAATCGTAACCCAGTATATAAATCCCATTCGAACAATTAGTCGTTTAACAGTTAAAATAAGAAATCAGGATGGTCTTCTCATTAAACCACCAAGTCCCGCCGAAAATAATTTTATAGTCCTCCGCTTCGTGTGTAGAAAACCCAATCTGTAATTTTCTCCCCTTAGAGTAGTATACCATGTCTGCTGGTATTGTTCAATTGATCGCTATAGGTGCCCAGGATGAATATATTGTGGGCAACCCGGAAATATCCTTCTTTAGTTCAACATTCAAAAGACATGCTAATTTTTCACAGTCCATCGAAAAACAAACCATCCATGGAGCGGTGAAAAACAATTCGATGTCCAGCGTTCAATTCGAACGTTCTGGCGATCTTCTCGGGTACGCGTATTTTACTATGGATGATACAACCCAAGCCCTCGATATACAGAGGTGGGACACCATCATCGATAAAGTGGAACTTCTCATCGGCGGCTCCGTCATAGATTGCCAAGATTCAATCTTTACCGAAAAAATTGCCATCGATACGTTCGCCCAAAACGTCTCTAAAAGTTCAAGTGGCACACACCCTGGGGTGAGTGCTCGATCGTACTTTTACCCCCTACGGTTCTTCTTCTGTGAGGGACCACAGTGTGCACTCCCCCTAGTAGCCCTAAATTACCACAATGTTGAGATCAGAATTCACTGGGGACCAGCCGCCAGCTCTTACAACGTGGAATTATTTGCAAACTATTATTACCTGGATAACGAAGAACGGGGTCAATTCGCCACCCGAAAACATGATCTTCTCATCACCCAAGTCCAAAAGAATATCGCCTCCCACCAACTCATTCAAGAACTCACATTCAATCACCCAGTGAAATACCTCGCATCCTCAGACACCACGACAGACGGCGCCCTCACTTCCCCCCAAAATAAAGTAAAGTTGAACATCAATGGGATCGATGTGAGCAACTATAGGTGGGGGAAACCACATTTTATAGATGTCATGAACTATTATCACACAAACTTTGTGACTTCACCCGACTTTTTTCTATACTGTTTTTGTCTTTCAACAAGTTCCCTCCAACCCACCGGGACACTCAATTTTAGTCGCCTCAATTCAGTCAAAATAATGAGCGAAACGATGCCCATCAATCACCCCATATACGCAGTCAACTACAATATACTTCGGGTGGAAAATGGTATGGCCGGTCTCCTGTACGCAAATTAAAATACCAATCTATATTAAATGGTTAAGAACTTACCGACCGTGGAGAGATCCACTAAAATTAGGTTTGGTAAAAATTGTTTAGAAGATCAGGCTGAAAATACAATTGTTTTCAATGCCAGTGATCAAGCCATCAATGCCTCATCCGAGGGCTCAGTCTACATGACACCCCTCCGCCAACGCACAGATTTGGGAGATCGGAGTATCACGATTCTCGCATACAACCAGACCACCAAAGAAGTCATGGACTCTGGCGCTGTCGCAGAGGATATCTTGGACTTTGATCTCGAAGCAGCCGTAAAAAATGGAAACGTCACTTCAAATACAGTGTCGTTTAATAATACACTCGTGGGGTTTACAACCCTCTCCAATGTTGGTATAGCTAACGGTGCACCCTCACACACCCTGGATGTGGGCTCCAACCTGTACGTAGACGACACGGGTTCCAACGTCCTCGTCGTCACCGGGAATGTACAGACAACCGGGTCCTACTATGGAGATGGAAGCAAACTCACAGGGCTCGTCACGACCCTTCAAGATGTATCCGACAATGGAAACACCACATCAAATGTGGTTCAGTTTACAAACCCAACCACGGGACTCGTTGTAGATAGTAACATAGTGGTTGGTGGTAATGTGACAGCCACCTCCTTTTTGGGTGATGGTGGACTCCTCTCTAACATCGCAGCAACATTGAATGACATCGTCGATCAGGGGAATACCACATCCAACGTGGTTCAGTTTACAAACCCAACCACGGGACTCGTAGTCGATAGTAACATAGTGGTTGGTGGCAATGTGACGGCCACAACATTTCTAGGTGATGGTGGACTCCTATCCAACATCGCAGCAACATTAAATGACATCGTCGATCAGGGGAATACCACATCCAACGTGGTTCAGTTTACAAACCCAACCACGGGTCTAGTCACGGTGAGTAACATCGTCGTGGGTGGGAATGTAACAGCCACCACCTACCTAGGTGATGGTAGCCAACTCACTGGTCTCGTCACGACCCTCCAAGACGTATCCGACAATGGAAACACCACCTCCAATACCCTCCAATTCACCAATGCACACACCGCCTTCACCACTGACCTCATCTCCAATGTCGAAGTAAATTTGAATCAATTGGCAAACGTAACACTGACCACCGCCCAAAATGAAGATATACTCGTGTACGATGGCACAAATTGGACCAATCAGCTACAAAATCATACATTTTTAGAAGCTAAGGCACTAGAAACAATAAGTAAAGGTGATGTCGTATATGGGGTAGGGCATACGGGTAATAATATTGTCGATGTACGGAAAGCTCGATCGGATAGTTCAACCACCATGCCCGCATTGGGTGTAGCCTATCAAGATTTGACTGTAAATGATGTCGGTCTTATCGTCACATTTGGTAGAGCCGATGGGTTAAACACAGACGACTTCGTATCTAGTGAAACCGTCTATGTGAGTAACGTCGTAGCTGGTGGTATCTCAAATGTGGCACCTCAAGCTGAAACTGATCTCATTCAGAATGTTGGTTTCGTAGTTAAACCTCACGCATCTACGGGTGTCATTGATGTCACCGGCGTTGGTCGTGTAAATGCCATTCCAAACGCTCAGGTAGTCACCACCCAACCTCCACACATCTATACAAATGGTGGCGGAAACACATTTGAAAAAATGGATCCCGCAGACGTTCTGACCAAACTCCAAACCCTCCAACAGGTCACAGACACTGGGAACACCACCTCAAATACAATTCAATTTACAAATGCCACCACCGGTCTAGTGACCACCGCGAACCTGGAAGTTGGTTCAAACATCTCCGTATCTGGTCTCGCAGATTCCGTCAATAAATACCTACCCATGGTCGACAATGATGGCACATTTATTCAATCACCAGTCTACGTAACCTCTGGGGGGACCTATGTAATCTCTGCATCCGAAGCTGAATTTTTGGGGAACATAACACTCGGTGGTAACAACACAGTCGTGTCATCTACAAGTGTCACCATAGAAGATCGTATTTTCGGTATCGGGGCGAATAATGCCGTCCACAACCTGGACACGGGTATCATGATGGAACATAAAGACGACGGGGAGTACGCCAACGTTGCCCTCATCTACCACGCCGATGAACATAGATTTTCTATGAGCTACACACAAAACACATTCACCGACAATCACATCTTACACTACGAAGATCCGGATCATAGATTGCTCATAGATCTAAGAGGTAATCTTGTCGTTCAAAATAATGCAACCTTTAACGAAACCCTGGATGTTCTCGGGGAACTTACGACGTCCTCAAATGTCGGTATAGCCAATGTATCAACTAACCACACTCTAAATGTAGGATCCAACCTCTACGTCGACGATGTGGGGTCCAATGTCCTCGTCGTCACTAGAAATGTGGTGGCAGATAGCTACTACGGTGATGGAAGCAAACTCACCGGGCTCGTCACTACCCTCCAAGATGTCTCTGATAATGGAAACACCACATCCAATGTGATCCAGTTTACAAACACCGATACTGCATTCATAGCAACCGGTGGTATCATTACAAACACGGGGGGTGTCACTAAAAAAACGTACAGCTTCACGGGTGATATGGGAAGTGGAGCTACCCCAACGGCAGCAACTATTGGAATCGTTTTTTCACAACATGTATTCTACGCTAAAATCGTAGCTCACCTGATCCAAGCCGATAATGAAGTGAGTACGATATCCATAGAAGCAAGTGGTGGACATAGAACTGGTGGGACACCCCTGAATGTAGCCAAGGGCCCTGCCTCTGTATTTGGAAACACGAATACAAACCCATGGTCTTCGGTTGTGACGACCAATCCAACAACCCTCTTTATTAAACCATCGGGGACGCTATCACAGCTGGGGAATTACAACGTATTTATCGAATTCATTTCAGAACACAGTGATGGTAAAGTTGTAAAAATAACTGAAGGTGGTGTAGATGAAGTTACATTCACATACTAAGGTAAGATGTATCACATAAAACTAAAAGTCTTCTGAGATGGTGTCATCCATGTCAAATAACTTTCGGATACTATGGTAAGTGGTGATGCCGAGAAGTCTTGTACTCGCAGAACAAATTTACACGCGGGCATTAGACGCCAAGCCTATACAATCAGCTACACGCACAGACCAAGTTGGTGTGGAACAGGATGTAGATCTAACATTTACCATTCCCAGAACAAGCCTTTTACATGCAGACACAGAGGAGACTGAAGCCACCGTCGAAGATGGGGGTCATAGACTCAAACTACAAGCTGGTCAAACCTCAAATCCAGCGACCTCCAAGGTCTCTGAAATCTCTATGGGTGGTTCAACCTCAAACATTTCTAATCAAAATATAACTCTAAAAACTCGGGGTCTCGAACGTGTCAAGTTGGACTCCTTGGGGAACTTTGGGATAGGGACGGTGGTGCCAACCTCAGCCCTCCACGTAGAGGGAGATATAACATTCACAGGCAACGTATTTAAGAGTACGACATCCTGGTCTCAATTGGGAACAGATATCGATGGTGAAGCCGCTGGGGATAACTCAGGGTTTGCAGTGGCCACCTCCGAAGATGGTTTATTTTTAGCCATCGGTGCCCCCAACGCGGAACACGTGCGCGTATACACGTACAGTACTTCAACGAGCTCATGGAACTTACTTGGTGGAGGTACAAGTGATATAGATGATCCATCTTCGGGCTCTGCGGTTTCTATGTCAAATAATGGACATACTATAGCCGCAGGTGGGTATAGCTACAACACAAACACAGGTGTCATTCGAATATACGAATACGATGGTAGTGTTAGTTATAATAAAATAGGCACCGATATCGTTGGTGAAACAGTGGGTGATAAGTTTGGGTGGTCCGTAGGACTCGCTCGGGGAACAGCCTCACCCTCCTGGATTGTAGCCACAGGGGCACCGGGTAGTAGTGGTTCAGGTAAGTACCAGTCTGGTCGTGTTAAAGTATACCAGTACACGGGAGGTGTCTGGACACAGGTGGGTTCCAGCATCAACGGTGACGCAATTAGCGACAACTTTGGATGGTCAGTCTCAATGTCGGATGATGGTACCCGTGTAGCTATAGGCGCGTACCAAAGTGATGGAGACAAATTGGCACTGCACAGATGGAGAGATGAAGATACCTTTACAGCTCTGGAGATTCTATACGGAACATCCGTGGCAACCATACTGTCCCTGAATGGATACACACCCGGTTATATACCACCTAGAGACACCATGATTCGTGTTTCTAATTTCCTTTTCGGACAGGTTCGTGTATACGAGTACACGGGTGGTTCATGGACACAGTTGGGGAACTCGATAGATGGGGAAACGGCTGGGGATAAATTGGGAGTATCCGTCTCCATGTCCAGTGATGGTACCAGCGTGGCTATCGGTGGGCATAATAGTGTAAACGTATATGGATATTCAGACAGTAGGTGGTCAAAGGTGGGTCCAGGTATTGAGAGTGAGGGTGAGGGAGATCAATTTGGGTGGGATGTTTCATTGTCTAACGATGGCAATAGATTGGTTGCAAGTGCCATCGGGGTGGAAAATGTTCGAGTCTACAATTTTTTCGCGGGCTCAGGTATTTGGAATAAGATAATCCCTAACATAACGGGTGAATATGTCGGCGACAATTTTGGTAAATCCGTGGCAATATCTGGGGATGGTACACAGGTTGTCGTCGGTGCAAACTTGAACGACGATGGTGGCACAGATATAGGTAGTGTCAGAGTCTATAAAGAAAGTGTGACCACCTTTGTAAACTTGGGGACCGCGGATTTTGAATCTGGGAATACTTTATTTGTGAACTCCTCAACCAGAAGTGTTGGTATTAGATCCGCAACCCCATCACATACACTCGATGTGGATGGAGATATCAATCTATCTGGTAATCTGTACAACAATTCATTGCTATCCCTGGAATATCCAGACTTGGTGTTGAATAAGGTGGGTGCCGATGTGAATGTAACTTCCAGTGTTGATTTTGGATTTTCCACATCCATATCATCGGATGGTACAATTGTAGCCATAGGATGTATCCAAAATACGGGGACAGACCCGGGGTTTGTGCGCATATACACCTACACCAATGGAACGTGGACACAACTGGGTTCGGATATAACTGGTGAAAATGGTGATGATGTAGCTGGGAGTGGAAGTGGTGATCAATTTGGATATTCAGTTTCTCTATCTTCAGATGGTACCCATGTAGCTATCGGTGCACCATACAATAATGAGGGTGGTGCAGACGCGGGTCGTGTACGTATTTACAAGTACCAGGTGGGTGCATGGGCTAAATATGGTGATGATATTATCGGTAGTGGGGTGAATCAGAAAGCTGGATTCTCTGTCTCGCTGTCAAGTAATGGTCAAATTGTAGCCGTTGGTATACCCGGTACCACCAATGGCAATGTATCCATGTATGAATATTCTTCGGGAACCTGGACTTTACTTGGAACTACAATAGCAGGTGAAGCCGCTGGAGATTTGTTTGGGGGGTCCGTCTCTATATCACTCGATGGCACCTATGTAGCCATTGGCGCAACCAATAACGGTAGCGGTGCCGGTCACGTCAGGGTATACAATTACAGTGGTGGGTCATGGTCTCAGGTGGGTTCAGACATAGATGGCGAAGCTGCAGCGGACTCTTCTGGGAAATCCGTATCACTTTCCAGTGATGGTACAGTGGTTGCAATTGGTGCACATACAAACGATGGAGCCGGCGACGCCGCGGGTCATGTAAGAGTATACACTTACAGTGATGGGGTGTGGTCTCAGGTGGGTACAGACATAGATGGTGGTAGCGCAGATGAATGGACCGGTCATTCCATCTCACTCTCCAATGATGGAAACCGTCTACTTGTCGGTGCCCCAAAAAGTGACTCTGGGGGTACAAATGCGGGACTTACCCGTCTTTACGAATACAAGGAAGGTAGTTGGGTTAAAATTGGTGGCGATATCGTCGGTGATGCAACTGGTGATCAATTTGGGTGGGCAGTTTCCCTTTCCGAAGATGGTACACATGTAATTAGTACATCTAAAAGTGGTAATGCTAACAGCTATTTCCGTGTATATGAGATTCCAAAATCCAAATTGACAATAAAAGATGGTGTGTTCGAGATTGGTGCAGCAAACCTATATGTAAACACAGAGACAAACAAAATTGGTATAGGAACTAATCTACCTGCACACACCCTAGACATCCGTGGGGATCTCAATATATCGGGTAATTTATACACCAATTCCAATTTATTCACACAAACGTCATTTGTTTCT